TCAGGGATGACCGGTATTTCACTCTCAGGCTATATGCCCTACATGACTGTCGCATCACTCGAAATGTCGGATGAACCATTTATTCAGCGTCGAGGGCGTGTACTGAGAACGCATAAAGACAAACGATATGCTATTATTCATGATCTTGTAGTAATTCCAGAAACGAATTTCGATTCAGAATGCTATGAATTGGAAAAGAGCTTGGTCTCAACCGAGATAAAACGGGTCAGAGATTTTGCACTTCTTTCCGAGAATTGTAATGACACATTAAATACTTTGGATGAGATATTAAATCGATATAAAATATCACTATTTAATTGATACTACTATGGCTATTCATTACACAAATGGAGACAGAATACTGCAAGCAGTATTGGCCGATTCTAAACTGGCCGAATTGGGTGGGTATACTCCAACTGGAGATGAAACAGTTGCTGATGCCCTTGATTCTGAAAATATCATAATACGTGCCGTTGCTATGATTATTGATGGTAATGAGAATCAATATACTCCTAAGGAAATATATACACAGGTGTCTAATTATCTGACTACTAATATATGAAACTAAATAAGATTATTATAAAGAATTTCCGCAGCTATTACGGTGAAAACTATTTTGAGTTATCGGATGGCTTGACCCTTGTCATTGGCGATAATGGTGATGGCAAAACAACATTCTTTGAGGCTTTGGAATGGCTATTTGATACAAGTAGGGATAATAAAAGCGAAAGCAATATATCCGAAATGCGCAAAGCCGAAATGGAAATTGAAGATAGCGATGAAGTATCTGTAACTATGAGTTTTGAGCATCGTGGAGAAAAGGAGATTAGTAAAAAATTCATTTTCGAAAAAGATGTTAATGGAGCTATTAGAACAAGAGATTTTTCTTTTGTCGGATATGAAATTGTTGGTTCAGAAAGATACAGGCGAGACGGAAAGATATTGTTAGAATCCTGTTTTGATACTGTTGTACGCCGTTATTGCTTATTCAAAGGGGAACGAGAGTTAAATGTTTTTGATAATAATACTGCTCTCAAAACTTTGGTAGACACATTTTCAGGAATCAAACAATTCGATAATCTTGTCGAGCTAACTTCATATTTTGAGCAGCAGTCTGACAATTTAGTCACCAAAGAATTGAAAAAAGATAAAAAACAAGAAGCAGTTATCAAGCGACTTGAATCTGAATTGAGTAAAGTACAATCTGCAATTTCTGATGTGCGCCATGATATTAGTATCAAAGAAAAGGCTGTGTCAGATTATGAAACAAGATTAAGAGTATTGGAAGAGAATCAGGATGCATGTGAAAATTTACAGAATATTAATGCTCGGATTGAGCAAAAAAGAATAGAACAGCGTAAACTGATGGGTTATATCAATTTAGATTATAACGCTATGTTGTTGGATGATATGTGGATTCTCAGAGCATTTCCTCCAATTTTAAGTGAGTACCAAAAAAAAGTTGCAGCCCTTAGTCGAGAGAAGAGAAAATTGCAAAAGGCTGAGGATGAAAGAATTGCGATTGAAAAAGGTAAACAAGAAGCTATACAAGAAATTCAGAAATTAGCCAATGATGCTACGCCTCTTCCATGGAATCTACCTGATAAGGAAACTATGCAAGAGATGATTGATGATGAGATCTGTAAAGTTTGCGGACGACCTGCAAAAAAAGGAAGCGACGCTTATAACTTTATGGTTAATAAACTTAATGAGTATCTTGATCATATTCGCAAAAAATCAGAGGTTTCACAACAACAAGATCCAGTTAAACCTCTTTTTGAGAATACTTATATAAATGAACTTCATACACGTAGTATTCAATTGAGTGGGGATACGGAACAGGAATTAATAATGTTGGCAACTATTATTGCTGATAGGTTGGCTTTTGTACAAAGCAGGAAACAAGATTTGGAACGAGTAAACAAAGACTTGATAGAGGATGAAGATGCAAAAATGCAACTTCTTATTCAAACTCCAGATCTTACGGAGGAGATGTTAATCAAGAACTTCAAGGATTTCAAAGGTCTTTCTGATAGTAGTAAACGTGCATCATTGGATCTCCAAGAATTGAAACATGAATTGGAAGAATTAGAAGCCCAAAAACAGGAATTAAAAGAACAACAAAATCAGATAGTTCCATCAAATGGAATTGTAAGAGTTTATCAGAAGGTTCATATTGCTCTTGAACGAATTATGAAAGCATTCGAGGCTGCAAAAGATAGAAATGTAGCAGAATTTATTCAAACTCTTGAGGAGCAAGCTAACATATATCTTAAGAAGCTCAACGCTGATGATTTTCGTGGTGTTATTAAAATAAAAAGAACTGCAGATGGTTCGGCACGAATTAATCTATATAGTTCTAATGATACATTAATTGCTAATCCTGGTGGGGCACAAAAGACCACAATGTATATGTCAGTTCTTTTTGCAATTTCAAAAATAACTACGCTTAAGAGAGATGAAGATTATCCTTTAATTTTTGATGCTCCGACTTCATCGTTTGGAGATTTCAAAGAGGATATATTCTATAATATCATTGATAATATTGATAAACAATGTATTATCTTTACAAAAGATTTATTGAGATATAATAAAGAAACTGAAAAGCGAGAACTTGATTTTGATAAAATAAATCAGCTTTCTTGTTCTGTTTATCGTATACAGAAATCCCCTGGATATGATGAAGAAGATTTATCAACTATTAGAACAATAACCGAAAGAATTAAATAGATCATGGCAGAAAAATTATATGATTTATGGGCAAAACGTAATCCCAATTGGGAAAAACGTTTTGAAGATTCTATCATCAAGAACTTCAGTGATTATGGAAAGGGCGTAACTAAACTAGGTGAGGCCAAAGGAAAACTGTTTGGAGCTGGGTACGAGGTTTTTATTATCGCGTTTTTTATTGGTCTATATTATGGTCAAAGACGGAAACTCATAGATGATAGTACAAAAATCAAATCGTTAGGACAGCCCATTCAATATTGGGGTAATATTGATTCGGTCAAAGGCAGAAAAGCCTATCCCAAATTGAAAGAATTTATTTTTATAGCATTAGTAGCTAAAACTGACTTTGATTTCATTGCACTTGATAAAGGTTTAGTAACGCCTCGTAAAGCAGTTGATGCTTTAATGCAGACTATGGAAGAGTATGCTAATTGGGGGTTCCATTTTATGGAAGATAAGTTGATAGATAATCCTAATTACTTTTATAGAGAGACGGCTTTTCTTGAGATATTTTTAACTTTTGATTCAAGTACAACAGAGTCTACTGAAGATGAACCAGAATCATTAGATTAAATTATTATGTGCAAATTGGTATAAATTTTTACACTTAACAAATCCATTGTAAGTTCAAAATATAGATACGGTAGTGAAAGTCTACCGTATCTAATTAACCATAACCTAACTAACAATAAATAAACGCACTTGTTAGGAGTTACTATGAAGTCTTATTATATTTTTACACCTCCAACTCCTTCAACGGCAACCCATAATTATATTGTCTAAAAAATCCTCTATGGATAAGTTTCAAGCCGAGAGTCTGATAATACTTGTAGTCATCATCCTCGGTGCAGAGGTATTTGTAACCATAGCGCGGGGCGTATTCCTTGAAGAATCTGGCAAGGTCTTTCAGGTTTTCCTGCTGGTTTCGTTTGAAGTTGCTTCGCACTATGATAATGCTCCAGTCGGGGATACTGCCGACACCACAACTGTATTCCCAGAAACGGATATATAAATCCATTTCGCCTACATGGACGGAAACACATATACCGTTGGCGTTGTGCATGACGGAACAGCAGTTTCTGTAACCGAATCTCTCACACAAATAGAGATTGAAATCGTAAATAAAATCGGAATAGTTCATAATAATTTGAATTTTGATGGTTAATAAAAAATTGATTATAGACTGAAACCTCGCTTGCGTTTCGGTTTCTTTTTCTTCTTTTTAAGCCAGTTGGCCTGTATCGCTTCCTCCGTATCATAATCCATAGGAGAGGGCGCGAACAATCCCACACTGATGCTGGAATGATTCTCCTGCTGGTATTCATGACGAGGTTCCTCGCGTATGGTTTCTACCTGTGCCTGACGCTGGTTCATGGTAGCAGAAAGAGCGTTATATCTCAGCTCCTGGTCGATGTTCAGGAAACTGAACTGGCGGTCAATCTTGGAACCGCTAAAGGTCAGTTGGTCACATGTGAACTTGACACCTTGCATCTCTCCGGTCGTGCGACTTTGCTTCCATTGCGTATCAATCCCGTATCTCCGTAAGGCCAGTCGCAGCTCACTCCAGCTTCGGGCGTTCGGAACCTCTCGTTTTAAGGCATGATAGATAAAATACTTTACCTTGTCATGATGACGTAACCGCATGAAATTGACATGCTCTTTTCCTTCGGCAAAATGCAAACGGTAACGGGCTGTCAGCATCTTGCAGACCTTTTCGTTCCGGTAACGGTCGTTCTTGTCGCTGATGGTGCGGCCGTCATTATCCACCCGGTTGTAAACGATGTGACAATGCGGATGGTCACGGTCTATATGCCGGGCGATGATGAACTGCGTGTTTGCAATTCCCATCAGCTTCATATAGTCGTGGGCAATCCTCAACATCAGTCCATCATCGTCACGGATGCGGTCTCCGTCTTCTGTGGAGAAGCTCAATGATATATGCCCGACCGTATTCTTGACCTTGTCGTTCAGTAAAGTCTGCAACTCGAATTGTTCCGCTATTTCTTCAGGTGAACCGTAGACACCAACTGCTTTCAGCAGGCGTGACTTATCTTCTTTCTTCAATCTGTAAAGCAATCTCAATCGGAGTTTTCATATCTATTACATTATTTATCTCGTTCATTATGCAGCACCCCCTTGTATATTGCGTTTTTGTTTCATACTTTCCATGTACGGTGTAAGAAAAAGGCTGTCAGTGTCAATTTTTCCATTCTTCAAAACCATTGCATAGAGCATAACATTTATATTTCTCAATGTTTCATATTCGTAATTGTCTGACAACTGTTTGGCAAGGTCGCAAAGATTATCCCTTAACGCTACATTTACCCAGTCTGTAGTGTGTCTGTGATACAATTCTTTGACATTTCCTTTCATTTCTTTAAGAGTTATAAGCGAACTACATCCGTTCACCATGTCAATGATTTCTTTCCTTGTTTTCTCTAAGTCTAACTGATATTCCATGCGGTCTGCTTTTTCTTCTAATTCTGCTTTTGTCATAATATTCTACCTCGCTTTCAAAATTTGCTTGATTTCCCTATAAAGTAATGATAGAATATATTTATCAATTCCTTTATAGGGTTGTTGTTAGAACAGTTGCGTACTTTCTCAGGGTGATGTAACTGTTCTTATTTTTTTATAGACCTTTGGTATTCACTTTCAATACCGTTTCTGACAACATCTGATTTTGTAATATTTAAGTTTTCCGAAGCCTTTTCCAGTTTTTCAACCATATCTTTATCAAGGCGAACTCTAAACATTACATCTTTACTGTTATCAGATTTTGGTCTGCCTGTTCTTGGCGACATCTTATCACCTCTTTTCTTTTTGTCGCTACAATAAATATAATACTGTAGCCACAAAAAGTCAATACCTTTTTAAAATTTTTTCAAGTTTTTTGATTGCACTAAAAAAGACGGATATTAAATCCGCCTTGTGGTTTCGTAAAATTTAATTTATTCTTTTATCAATTTAGCATAATGTAAATCCAATGCAACATCTTCTGAGACTTCATCTGTCACTGAGTTTTTACTATCTCCCATGCCATTAAAAACAGTATATGCTTCGATAACATCACCTTTTAATATTTTGAGGTTATCGTCGTTAGCTTGAAAGTCATAAAGCCAAACAAATTTATCATAATCTTCTTGCTTTTCTTTCTTGTTATACACATATGCTTTATAATACTTGTCACATCCTGTTTTTACGCTGTCGTTTATTACATCACTAATGTAAAGATTGACCTTAAAGCATTGTCCATCATATTTTTTAGGCTCTCTTGCAACCTTTTTGTACGGAAACGATACACTTTTATTCTTCATTTCTTGTAAAGTATAACTTTGTTCTATTTGTTTCATATCATCATCTGAGTTATCATTCCCGATTACTGACAATACATAAAGTGCTATTGCAATGCCAACTATCGTCCATAATATATTATGTTTTTTATTACCATTATTCATTTTTTCAACACCTACTTTTTATTTAACTGTTACTTTACAAGTTGCTGTACAACCACTTTTCATTTTTAAAGTTATTGTAGCTTTCCCTTTTTTAACAGCCGAAACTTTTCCTTTTTTATTGACTGTAGCAACTTTTTTATTGTCAGTAGTCCATTTTTTCAATACATCGGGATAAGTTCTTTTTTTTATTTTTAATTTCAGCTTTTCACCTACTTTTAAAGTTTTGCTCTTGCATGATATTGAAACTGTCGCCTTTAATTTAGGTATTTTCTTTTCTTCAACTTTTGAGCATGTATAACAGAATCTTGTTTGCTTTCCTGCTTTAAAAATAGTTGGCTCGACAGAATATACCCATCCTGTGCTCCATTCGCTCCAATCATGCTTTGTATCATCAACCGGAATATCTTTATACTCTCTCTGATAACAGTTATAACAATATCTACTTTCCTGTCCTTTGTTTAAACAGTCAGCTTCTGTCCACACTTCCCAATTAGACCATAAATGCGAACCATCACCTTGTCTTGTTTTTGTTTCTTCTTTGTAACATTCAGTGCAATATCTTTCCCACTTTCCATCCTCACATAAATAGCCATCAGCTTTCCATTCAGTCCATTTATGTATTCTTGTCGCTGGAACAGTCACTTTCTTAGAATCGCCGCAAATAGAGCAATCATACCAATTATAACCCGCCTCAGAACATGTGGGTTTTTCACTAAAACTAGAATCTAAAACCCATCTGTGATTACATACTGCATAAGATGTAGTATAGGTACTGGAGATAACAAGAGTTGCTATCCCTAAAAATGCTACAATCTTTGTAAAAAAACTTTTTCTCATATCCGTTCACACTCCTTTTCTTTTAAATATTTGCTATATCATACCACATTCAGCACGATATAGCAATATTCTAAGTGAAAAGAGGTCTGCCGTACCGCTTCTTGTAATCAGCATTAGCATTCTGTGTTATCTTAACTATATCGCCCTCAGAAACCCCCTCGACATAGAGAGGTGTGCCACTACTGTTCATACGGTTTATACTTGATACAAGACTTGTTAGGACTGGTGTCATAACATTATAAACTGCGTCTGACACACCTTGTGATACTGACGCAACTATCTGGTCGTTGTTCATAACCGCAGTATGACCCTTTAATGTACTTACAAGCTCAGGACCTTTTTCTCTTGCTACAAATAACTGCCCCATATTCGGCATACCGCCGCTTGCATATTTTGTTATATTATGCCATGAACCGTTTTCAAAGATGCCGCCTTTTGCTTTCTTTTTAGGTTTACTTCCAGTCGAAATTTTATTTAAAAAATCAGAGAGATTGTCAGTGAAATTGTTTTTCATCTTAAAAGTAATCTCTACATTCCTTTTTATTGTATTTTTCTTGCCTATATCGGTTAGCAACGGATTTTTCGCAACTTCCTTTAACTTGTCTGCATTTTTTACATTTAGCTTTATATTTGCATTTTTAGTCTTAAAATGGTCATAGTCCTTTTTAGTTTTATCAAAATCTTTACCTTTTTTGGCATTTGCGGTAACTTTAACTTTTTTACTCTTTATACCGTCAATATCTTTTTTAGTCTTTTCAACTCCTTTGGAATTTATAGATACAGTAGCTTTTTTGCCCGACAATTTATCGGTTTCTTCCCCAACACCTTTTATAGCGTTTTTTTGTTTGTCTACACTTGTTGTATTTCCATCTATTTTTTCGGTGTACTTTTCAACAAAATTTGATGCGTTTTCGTATTCGTCATTCAAACTTTTCTGAGTATCTTTTAATTTGCCGATTGCTTTTTTGTGTTTTTTGTAAGTGTCTTCTTGGTCTTGTATCGCTTGTGCTAGTTTCGGCACCTCCGTACGCAGCTTTTCCATTTCCTTGTACTCAGATTTTGTCATCGAAGCTGAACCGCTTTTCCATTTCAAATTCTTTTCTTCAAGTTCATTCAATCTTTTTGTCTGATTTACAAGGTTTATTCTTTCATTTTTTAATACAGCCTCCGCTTTCTTTGCATCATTTGTCGCTTTTGCTAAATCCTTTTCATTCTCATAAAGTTTATTGCCTATATCAGCAAGGTCTTTTTGTGCCGCTTTCGCTTTGTAATATTCTTTTGTTTTTTCAACAAGTTTTTTAAGCTGTTTCCAACTACCCTTGTATGCTCCTGTCTCTTTATCCACATTCTTTTTTAAACCCGGTATTTCTTTTGAAAGTTCTTTTGACATCTTTTTGAGAGTTGCCTTTTCAGCTTTTGTCTTGTTGACTTTTTTTGAAAGTTTATAATAAGCACTTGCTAAATTTTCAACTTCTTTGCCTTTGGCTTCTGCATTTTCGTCTCTTTCTTCGACTTTTTTTAATGCATCTTTAGTTTTGTTGACAGCTTTTTCACATTCTTTCGCTGATGAATTTAAGTCACCTAATGCCTTATTAGCTTCTGACATATCTAACTTTATTTTTTCATCAGCCTTGCTTTCTGCATAGTTATAGAAAGCTACTAATGCTGCCGTTGCCGCCGCTATTCCAACTACACCTACCGAAACACTTAAACTTGTTAAGCCTGCTTTTGCTATAAGTCCTTTAAGTCCTGTTTTGATAGCTGTACTTATTCCGGCGTCTTTTGCGATTTCAAAACCCATTTTTTCAGCTAAAAAAGCCGCCATTTTCTTAGAAACTTCTCCAGCAATAAACTTTCCTATGCCAGTGTATTTTACTAATGCAAATGCCGCCAATAAACCTGTCTCAATAGGTGCTTTTGAAAACGAACCTTTAAGTGCACTTCCTATTGCACTTACTAACGCTTTTGCCAGCCCAAGTAAACTCCATGTTACCTTGCCAAAATCAATAGCTGAGATAAAATCTCCAATACTTTGACCGACTTTCTCCCACTTCACCTTTTTTAAAGCTGTAGTTAATGCATCTGCAATCCCTTTTATGCCATCACTTAAACTTTTACCAAGTTCTTGCCAACCATTAAGACCAGTCTGCTTATTTTTCTTATTCATTGTCTTAAAAAAGTCATTTATTCCCTGTCCTAACGCATTTCCAAGTCCTTTAAAATCAAAAGTAGTAATTGCTCCAAACGCTGTCTCAATAGCCGCCCTTAACTTGCTTGCCATTGA